CGCGCCGATAGCTGAACGCATCTTTGACGCCAACGGCGAAGTTCTACTCTTCGATGTCAGAGGATTAGGAGCAGTCGGGTTGCAACTGTCCGGCACCTTTACTCTTACGGTGCAATTTGAAGCGACGGTGGATGGCGAAACCTTCGTGGCGCTGAATATGCTCCCTTCGAATAGTGCGACGGCAGTCTCTTCCACTACTGCGGCGGGTGCGTGGAGAGCGAATGTCGCCGGGTATCGCCTGGTTCGTGCGAGAGTCAGCGCCTTTACTTCAGGCAGCGCGAACGCGACATTTCTGGCCGCGAGTACCGGAGGCGCACACTAATGCCCAGTGCGAACGACTTCGCTACCCGCGCACTACAGTCTATCGGGGTTGCAGATGCGATTGATACCATCTCCAGTGAAGATGCCGCACTCGCGCTCAACGTCCTGAACGAGTGGATCGACCAGCTAGGGATTCAGCGTAACACCATTTACACGGTGAAGCGTCAGACACACACCTTGGCGAGTGGAACATCCAGCTATACGATTGGTAGCGGGGGGACCATTAACGTCGCCCGTCCGATCTGGATCGAGAACGTCGGCCTGATTCTGGATACAGGGTCAAGCACGCCGGTCGAGGCGCCACGCCAACTCTTTACGGACGACGAGTATGCCGGCATTGCCGAAAAGACATTACAGTCCGGCTTAATCCAGGGTATCTGGTTTGACCATGACTGGGCCTCGGGACTGGGGAATATTTCCGTCTGGCCGATACCAAATGTCGCCACCACGCAGCTTGTGCTGTATCTCCCGACCCCGCTTACGGAGTTTGCTGATCTCTCAACGGCCTATGAGTTCCCGCCGGGATACGGACGGGCTATTCGGAGCAATCTGGCCGTCGAATTGGCTCCCTTTTATGGGATACCTGTCTCGCCGGACCTCCGCCAGCAAGCATCGAGTTCGATGCTACGCATTAAACGTGCGAATGTGCGGATACGCGAGGTGCAGATTGATCCGTCACTGACGCGACGAAGCCGGACGATGACGAACAGTCAGTTTCGAGGAGGGTTGTTCTAATGCCGTCGTATCCCGGCTTCTGTGGTCCGTCCTACGCATCGCAAAGCCCACTGGCGCGTCCCGAGCGCTGCATGAACTTCTATCCCGAGCGCCTGGAAGTCGACGAATACCAGCAGGTCGTGCTGTATCCGACGCCGGGACTCGAAACCTTCTCTGAATCCACCTCGGGTCCATGTCGCGGGCTGTTTGCCCAGAACGGGCGCTGCTTTACGGTGATGGCGAACACGCTCTATGAGATGAACGCGGCGGGCACCTTTACGAGCCTGGGCACCGTGGCGGGAGACAGCAACCCAGCCACCTTCGCCACAAATGGTGACGGAGGCGACGAACTCTTTGTGACCTCGGGCAACGAGGGCTATCTCTACAATCTCACGACCGGGGTATTTAGCAATCCCGTCAGCGATGTCACAATGGGGGGAATGCTCGACGGCTACTTCGTGGCCCTTGACCAGGCCACCTCGACTTTTAAGATTTCCGACTTACTCGATGGCACAACCTGGCAGAGCACCCAGATTTTACAGCGCAACGCCGCCCCCGACACCTGGCAGGCGATGCTGGTAAAGAACCCGATTGTGTTTCTCTTTGGTAGCGAGACGACCGAAGCCATCTACAACGCCGGCAGCGCCCCGTTTCCCTTTGCGCCCGACCGGAATGTCATTATTCCCTTCGGAATCGCGGCGCCGTTTTCCGCGCAGACCATCGGGACGCAGGCGCTCTGGCTCACGGAAACCAAGGATGGCAGTCGCCAGGTGGTGTCGATGACCGGCTACAATACGGAGCGCGTCAGCACCCACGCGGTGGAGTTTGCCCTGTCCACCTACGACAATGTCGACGATGCCGTGGCCTATACCTATCAGGACCAGGGCCACCTGTTCTATACGATTAACTTTCCCTCCGCGAATGCGACCTGGGTCTATGACCTCAGCATGGGGATGTGGCATGAGCGCGGGCAGTGGAACGCTGACGCGATGGAATATGAAGTCTGGGGACCGGAGTATCACGCCTATGCGTTTGACAAGCATTTGGTGGGCGACCCCTGCAACGGAATCCTCTACAATATGAGTACCAACGTGTTCACGGATGTCGATGGGAAGGGCCTGCGCCGTCAACGCATTCCCCCTATTTTGCAAAGTGAACAGACGCGGATCTTTCTCGACCGGTTCCAGTTGCATGTGGATGTCGGCATTGGTCTTCAGGGGGCTACACGCAATGCGGATGATCCTCCTGTTGTGACGTCATCGGACCAGGGCTATGACCCGCAGATTATGCTACAACTCAGTCGGGATGGGGGCATTACGTGGGGAGCAGAACGCTGGCGGAGTGCGGGAAAAATGGGCGAGTATTTACACCGGGCGCAGTGGTGGCGTTTGGGCAGTGGTCGGAATTTATTGCCCTCGATTACCATGACCGACCCCGTACCCTGGAGAATTTTAGATGCGTATATTAACGTCAAGGGCGGCGCGCACTAGTGGCGCTGACCGCACCGATTCCGGCCTCGTCGCCGCTGGTCGAGACGGAACGGGACCCCACCACCGGACAGCAGACGCCGACCGGGGTGATCGCCAATGCGTGGTACGAGTATTTTCACCAGGCGCAGGACCGGCTGAATGCGGGCCCCGATACCCTGGCGACGGTCTTCGACGCGGTCACCGACCAGTCCGCTGCGATTGGGACGACGACGATTCCGTTACCGAAACTTTCGGCGGGACTCTATCGGGTCACGACATATGCACGGATTACGCGCGCGGCCTCTACCAGCAGTTCCCTGACCGTCACCCTGGGGTGGACGGATGGGACGGTGGGGTGCATACATACTGGCGCCGCGATTACTGGGAATACGACGACGAGGAATCAGAGTCTGAGTGTGATGATACGGTGTGACAACGCAACAACAATAACCTATAGCACGGCGTATGCCAGTTCGGGAGGCACCGCCATGCAGTATCGGCTCGACATCGCGGTCGAGGAACTCCCGACATAGCGAGGAGCAAGAGATGGGCGTTAATGATCAGTATCAAGGGGCAACAGGTGGTGGCGTCAACTGGAACGTCTTTGGCGATGAGGGGTTTGGGAACCCTGGGATGCTGGCGTCGACACCGATTGATCCCGCTGGTGAGATCGGAATGGAGACAGGACTGCCACGCGCGTGGGCCATGGGCCTCGGCGGTGATGAGGACGGTGAGGACGGGAACTGGTGGGACTTCCTCACAGACATCCCCTATGGGAAGATTTTTGAACACGGTGCGGGACCGGCTGCGAACCTGTATGGGTCGGTCAAAGCCGCCCAGATCGCCTCAGATGCCCAGAAGCGCGCCCTTGAAGAGGCACGACGCTGGCGTGAGGCGGAGTGGACGCTAGCGGACCAGACGCGCGCCGAACGCACCGAGCCGATGGAGGCGTATAACGCCCTCGTGCAGGACAAGATCAACCGCGCGAACTCGCGCAACCTGGCCTTTCAGACCATGGCCGGAAACTTTATGGCGGAACACGCCTTTCCCGGCATGGATATGCAGTTTGACAAGTATCTGCCGCCGGACCTGCCAGTGTCGATGCAGAGCACGGCAGCCCGTGAACGGATGCCGTATCCGAGCCAGTCGTCGTCTTCGCAGGCGCGCCAGAGCACCCCTGAGTATTCCAGCCGGTATCGAGGCCTCAGCTATGAGGACCTTGGGGCGGAACAGGCGTGGCAGAACGCCCAGGAAACGGAACGCAAGGCGCGGGAACAGGAATACGGGGACAGCTTCTGGGACCCCATTCAGTCCGCGATTGGCCCGGCGGCCACACTCGCCGGAAGCATCATGGGTGGCCCAGGGGGGGCCGCGTTGGCGATAGGTGGCGGTCTCTTTGATCGGATCAGATCCTAAGGAAGGATTCACAGCATGGCAGTGACGCGGGGATTACCGGAAGATTTAACTCGACATCGCGGGTTCCAACGAGGCGTTTTCGAGAATGAGCCGATCTCGACCGAAATGGGCGACCATTGGGCCGAGACCGACCTGCAGGATTATTTCGGACAGAAGGGCTTTGGTGGTGACTCGCTACTCGGGGTTTCTGAACGGGCGAACCTGGAGTATACGCCACAGATGACGCCAGACTCGCGGAACTTCGCGGAAGCGTTGGACCCGATGGATTATCCAGTGCTAGGCGACGGCGGTGGAGGCGGCGGTGGTGGCGGCGGTGGAGGCGGCGGTG